GCCTTGGATAGGCCAGTTCTTTAGTTCTGTGGGGCTGAATGTCATGCCTCCTTTGTACTCGTTTACGTACTTTTGGAACACAAAGCAACGACCTGTGGGGCTTTGGTGAAAGTAGTGGTATTGCGGCCCAGACTTGGTTTCTGAGTAGCTAACCACTGCATCCTTCTCAGCCTTGGCTACGATAGCTTCGTGGTAAGCCTTAACTCCACTGTATCGCTTGTAGAATGTTTTAATAAACTTCGTAGCTGTAGCTCTATCGCAACCACTTTGCGCCATAAGTGTAGTAGCTCCACCTCCGTACACGAGTAGGAAACTGAATCGCTTAAAGGGCTTCCGTTCTTTGTCAGTCGGATATCGACCATACATCTCCTTGTAAAGTTCACGGTGCATGTCACGCCCGTTATTAATATCTTCGATAAGCTGTTTGTCATCAGCAATGTATGCCAACGCAACCATCTCAAGCTGAGAGTAGTCAAGCTCTAGCACACTACCCTCACTGCCGTAACGACTGACGTAGGCACGTTTAACGTCACCTGTATCAGTTTGGTTCTGCAGGTTAGGATTGGTAGCAGATAGCCGACCAGTCTTGGTAGCACAATGATTCAGTGTGGGGTAAATCATGTCAGATGGAAAACGTAGTGATGACAGACCATCGTAATACGTCTCCTTGATTTTGCTGTACTCCCTGATTACTAGTAACGTCTCAGCCAACTTGTCAGCATACTTGTCAACCAATTGCTTCAACACACTATCGTCAATGGAGTAGTAGCCACTCTTACCAACCTCACCAATGGCAGGGTACTTGGCAGGGATGGTACGCACCTTGTCCATCAGCTTGTACTTGTCCTTACCGTTCTTGTACTGACCTACCAACTCCTTCTCTTGATACTTCTCAGTACCGCCAAAGAAATAGCGACTTAGCTGTGCAGGGCTAGCTGTGTCTAGTCCGGGTGCTAAATCACCAGCTTGGGCACGTAGTACGTCTAAGTAACCACCGTACACTGAACGCTGTAGCTCAACGTATTTCCAGTCAACACACATGCCATTACGGTTCATCTCAATGGTGGCACGTAGTGCATCCATCTGTGTCCAGATAAGGGGCAACACACCTAGCTGTTCAGCTTCCTCAAACTGTTTGACAAAGATTGCTTCTGTGTTGAGTACATCACCCTCTAGGTAAGGCAACAACTCGTCCTCTGGAATATCCTCAGTGGCAACACCAGCCTTCCAATAGGCTTTCATCTTGTCATCTTTAAGGGCTTCCTCACCAACGTACTCTGCTGTCAACTCGTCTAGGCTAGCGTACAACTGTCGTTGACCTGACAACAAGTAGGCGGCTAGCTGTGTACACCAGATACGGGGCAGTGCTTTCGTAGTCTCACGGTAGAGATAGAGCAAGTCAAACTTGATGTTATGACCAATGATTAACTCAGCACCGCTTATATGTGCTCGCAGTAGTGTTTCGTTAAGACCTTTCTTGTTGTATTCGTAAAAGTACGCTGGGTGGTTGACAACCTTCCAACCTGCGGCAATGATTTTGTTACCTAGCCACATCGGATTAGCAGACATATTACCGACTGGACAACGTGTTGTTGTCTCTAAGTCAAGAACAATACTAGTCACACTCACTCCTTTTTGGTTGCATCGTGGAATACATCTCCAAGATTAAACATAAACACCCAGTTATCCGGTACTTTTACTTTAGATAGCGGTTGGTAGACGTGACTGTTAGTTAGTGAAGTCTTTTTTAGATAGCACCATGTAACAATCCGGTTGTCACCTACACCGCTTGTATCTGCGCCAACCAGTACCTGACCCCAACCATCAGGTTCTAAGTACACATCACCTACTCGCAACTCTCGTTTAGTCATCGTGTGCTCCATTTGCTGATATATCGTGCTCGTGCTGGCTCAATCTCAACTTCAAAACAACCATGTCGGTGTGGCTCCAATGTCTCAGCACCACCGAACAACTTGTTCTTAGGTACGTGAATGTAACGCTGTAGGTCTAGCCCCGGCTCGTTACTCTTACCGATAGTGATGATAGCATCTGCTTCACCAATCTTATCAGTCTTACTACCACGTAGCTGATTCATTTGAATCCATTTCTCACCCTCACCTGTACCGTCCACTTGGCTAATTGCAATGACGGGACAATACTCTTTAGCAATGTCTCGTGCCCACTCATACAACTGTCCAATGCGTAGGTCTTCACGGTCTTGTTTGAAACCATGTACCTTGTCTAGCTGGTCAAAGATGATTAGTCCGGGCTTGAACTCTTTGAACAGTGTTGCAATTTTGTTGACACTCTTGATACCACTATCGTCATCCAAGATTAAGAACCTGTCACCACCTGTAGAAATGAACTCAGACTCCAACGTCTTGCTGTTGCTAAGCAACTCGCTACTAGTAACTTGGTGGAATGCTTGAATGACACGCATCATAACCTTGTTACTGGCTTCTTCGTTGTTAATCCAAATGACGTGCTCGTCAGGCTGTAGCTGTTCCATCATGTAGCTGGCTTCGCTAGCAGTGAACGTGGTCTTGCCGGTCTCAGGACGTGCGGCAATGATAACAAAGTCACCTTTGCGTAGTGGCCCTAGTGCTACGTTCAACTCTTTCAAGCGCCAGTTAAGTCCACCGCTAGCAACTACACCAGATAGATAGTCAAGTGATGGTTTAACAAACACATCAGACTTCTCAACGCTAGCTCCAATCTCTTTCTTGTAGCTGTTAAGCATTGGCTCAATGTCCGTAAGCTCACCACCTGCACCTGTACCAATTTTTAGGCACACATCGTAGATGCGGGTAGCGTAGTCAGTCTCAATGAGTTTGCTGAGAATATCCTTAACGATGGGCTTGGGGTGTGCTAGTGATTCCTTTAGGTTGTCGAACGCTTGTTCGTACAGTGATGGGTCTTTCAGTTTCTTACCACGCACAATGAAATAGAACGTGCGAAACTCGCTAATGTCAATCTCTTTACGTGTGGGGTAATTGTCCCAATACTCACCTAACACATTGAAAATGTCTAGGGTAATGGTTGATACGTTATGCTTCTTTACGTGCTCCTTAAATCGTTCGTAGGTATCCTTGTGGGATACAACATTCAACAAGTCAATGTCGTGGCTCATTATAACTCCATGTCTTTTAACACACTGAAACCAATCTCCTTAGGTTGCTCTAAGAAAATGGTTGAAATCTCTTTGGCGTAAGGGCTTACCTGCCTGAAGATAGATAACGATGCTTTGTGTCCAGCTTCGTCATCGTCTAACCATAACACAACTCGCTTGGAGTTTGCAAGTACCTTAGCCGCTTCTGAACTCAATGACGTACCTAACAGACACAAGCTGTTGTATCCAGCAAGGTACAGCTTGTAACTGCTAAGCAGGTCTTCAACTACGATGGTGGTACTAGTAGCACTGCGCTCTAGCCACGATGCTCGCACTGGTGTGGCTGTCAGATACTTAGGCTTGCCTGTGTACTGACGCACCTGTAGGCCAACTACGTTGCCTTCACCTTGGTAAACTGGTAGTGCAATGCCGGTAGACATTTCACGAATCTTAACTGCTTGAGCACGGCTATCATCAAAGCCATACTGTGCTAGCCACAACTGTCCTTCTGGTTTGAAGAATGACATATGGATAATGGCTGAACGCTTGTACTCATCCATCAACTTGATAAGTGATGCTGGTGCTGTTGTTGTTTTAGAACTGGTGCGGATACGTGCCACTGTCTCACGTGGTCGATAGAATCCGCTGGTGTTGCAATTGTGGCAGTGCCATAGGTAAGCACCGTCTACGTTCTTAACGTACAAACGATGCTTAGTGTCTACACCCATATGGCAAGTCTCGTGGTTGTACTTGTGTTGTTGCCCTTCATCAAGTTCTTCAAAGTCAGGTGCATTACTAGTAAGCACCTCCAACGCTTCTTTGCCATACAGTGTAGTCATCGCAAACTTCCTCCGTCAATCTTTTTAACCATTAGGTATGCTCCACAATCTTGATGTTGGTGGTGTTGATGACAGACCTGCACACGGCACACGGCTTTGCTAGCAAGGGCTTGCCGTCAACACCGTACCTTGTTACTAGTATGCGGTGTGCTTTAGTCCAGTCACACTTAAGTAAGGCGGCTACCTCTGCGTGTAGATACACCTTCTCGGGTAAGCCTACCTTACGTGCATGTTCTGCCTGTAATGGGTGTGTCTTAACGTAGGAGTTTTGTCCCGATGACAATAGCCTCCCACGTTTATCATACACAAATGCACTTACAGTGTAGCACATTAAGAACCAAACACTTTGGTATAGAACTCACGAACACTCTTGCTATCGTCAGGGGTAAGCTTCTCCAAGAATGCCACTTGCAAGGCGTATGACACGTCATAACGCTGTTGCTTACGTGCCCAGTTAATCAGGGTACGTGGTGACATTGTAAGGCCAACCTTACCGCTCTCATACGCACTACGTACAAGGCCAGCAACCTTAACCATCTTAGCCGCAATCTCTTTGGACACGTTGGTCTTACTAGTAATGATAGCAATCTCATGCTTCATATCCAAGTAACCAAGGCGTACAGTGTTGGTGAATCGGTCAATGGTTGCCGTGTTCTGCACACCTACACCAGAGAATGCACCAGACACATCACCCTGTCCGACTGTGTTACCAGCGAACACCAAGCGAAAGTTAGCGTCAGGGATAAGGGTACGGTCAGCACTAGTACCGGGTTTCTCCTTGAGGTAGAGGAAACCACCATCTTCCAACAAGTTCTGCATACCCATAGCAATCTCAGCAGGCATCAACTCCCACTCGTCAACCAATGCAACTGCACCATACTTAACGGCTTCTGCAATAGCACCGTCTTCCCAGACAGTAGCACCACCACGTACAACCAGCGTACCGAACAGTGCCGCACTCTCAACGTCACCACTCATGTTGATACGAATGAATGGGCGGTTAAGCTTAGCACACACATACTTAACAAGGGAACTCTTACCGCTACCAGTAGGGCCAGTGATAAGGCTCTTGTCACCATCCATCAGACCTGCTACTAGTAACGCTGCTTCTTCCTTCTGCACAACATAGTCGGTGTCAAGGTTAGGTACAAGGCGTGACACATCA